CATATCCATGTTGTCGAGGGTGTCTGCCAGCTTCGGTAACTTATTGAGCGCATTGATAGTGGACTTTAGCCCGGAAGCGTTCAGATTGTTCAACGGTTGAAGTGCTGTACCCAGCTTCTCCATAGCACTGAAATCTACACCAGTGAGGGAAGCGGCGGCACTACCGATGTTTTGAAGCTGATTTCCGATGGAAGACGAAATCTTGAGACTGCCGAGACCTTTCAGTTTTTCCAAACTGGAAGCGAGCTTGTCAATCTTGTCTGCCCCGGAACTATCCATGCTTTTAAGGGCGGTATCGAGATTGCGTACTTGATTTGCAACGCTTGTTAATCCGACACCGCCCCTAACTGCATTTTTGAGTTTGGACAAAGAAGCGGAAAGAGCGTCTATACCAGCGACAGCCGAGGTGGAACTCGACTGAACTTCCAATTCGAGTTGTTCGATTGTAGTAGGCATAAAACTCACTTCCTTTCTTGTAACTGCTTATTTGCCTGTACCATATACGCTTGCATATAGCGCAGACCCTTTTCAGACTTAGCCTTTTCCTTCTTGAGTTCTGCTTCCTCCACCGTCTTTTTATTGATGGGATATGCTTCCTCAACATAAGGTTGGGCTTTAGTTCCCTTTTTGGCGAAAGCACGAAGAATCGGAGACAGACGAGAAATAGCGTCATAGATATACATACCCTGTAACCACATTTCTTGATTGACCCTCTCTTTGCGAAGCTCCTCCGCTTTGCGGTAGGACTTCACGAGAGTGGAATCTCTATCCCAGTATTGTTCTTCCGTCATGCCTATTGATAAGTAATAGGGGAACTTTGCGAGAAAAATCTCCGAATAAGAAGGGGGAGCAGAGCGATTCTCACGCTCGCTCCCCTTGTTAGCGGATTCATCTGTCAACAGCGAATCACTTACCAACTCGCTGTCCAGCTTACGTTTCCCTCAGATTCCTCGGGTTCTTCGACCAGTGCCATAATCGGCTCGTTGTACATTTCTGCCAGCTTACCGATAAGCTCCTCCTTGTTCGTCATGTGGGAGAAGATTTCGTTGATAACTTCCTTCTTCTCGAAACGATGATGTGCGAGGAACGCACCTTCAAACAGTGCCGGGAGAGTGGACATAGGCTTGTTCTCGACCTCTGCCGCAACGAAGCCCTTCTTCTCCATTTCCGTAACCGTTCTGCGAGTGAACTCAAGGACATATTCTTTATCCTTGAAAGTGAATTTCAACTGCTTTGCCATGATGATTTATCCTCCTTATTTTTCCTTACTCTGCGTCCATGCTGATAACAGTAGACGGAGCGATAGTGATAGTCATTTCGACAACCTCATTCGTGCCGCCGCCGTTAGCATAAACAGACAGAGAGCCTTTGAACTTGAACTTACCGCTGTCACCAGTAGGAGTGACGGTATCGCCAGCTTCCGTACCACCGAACCAAACGGCGAACTCCTTCTCTGTACCTTCCAGTGCTTTCAGCTTCTTGTACTCCTCGAGAGTGTAGTTCGCAGTGAACTCAAGAGAATCGAGGGACTGAATACCCGGAATGTAAGTCTGCATTTTGTCAGACAGAGTAGTAGTTTCCAGCATTTCCGGCGCACCGCCGAGGTCGGGAAACTCCTTAATGTCAATCAGCTTCTCCCATGCGGCAGTGTTCTTCTGCATGAGAAAAATCTTGTAAGTGCTAATAGCCATGTTTGTTTACCTCCTATAAATAGTTTTGTTTTTAGAGACGATAGCCCTGTATCGAGCCACCATTCTGTAAACCGTTGCGTCTTCCTCGTTGGGAACAGGGTTCATAAGGGTTCGTGTGAAACCGAGTGCTTCCATCTTGGAATCAATGAGAGCGATGATTGCTTTACATTCAGTTTTCTTGCCACTCGTTTTGTTAGAGTAGACATTCACCTCGTAAAGCACCTGTGCGTGGTTTTCGATACACCCGGAATCTCGAGTGTTTCGATAAACTTGATTGTCTGTCTCAATGAGAGAGACACAAGGGAAGGAAGGTGGAGACTTGACATATTCGCCAGTCATATAGATTTTCGGGTATTTCTTTCGCACCTCTGCGGACACGATACTGAATACCTCTGTCTCAATGTCAATCACCCGAACACCTCCTTTGCGATAGACTGAATATCATTGCAAACGGTGGTGATTGCAAGAGCCATCGGCATACGAGCCGGAGTACCACGAGACAGCTTCAATTCGCCATTTTCGTAGAATCCCCAAACCTCTTTCTTGCCGTTACCCTTACCGAATCCACCGATTGTCATTCCCAGTTCCGCACCATGAGGGTGAGGGGACGAACCGGGAGAGCCATTATGATAGACACCAGCACCAAACTCAACCCACACAGCGTCTTCACCACTTGCGACAACGACAGTAACCGACCCTCGATTGTCAACCGACACATCGACTTGTGCGTATCGTGGAGAAGTTTGCCCTCCTTTGAGAATCAGCTCGTCAACGATTGCGCCGCTGAATCCACTTTTCGCTTCATCAGCCAGTCGCTCGGCTACTTTCTCTCGGAGGAGTTCTGTTTTTCTAAGGATTTCTTGTTTGTAATCAGCCAGCTCTTTCATAGCTCGGTTGATTTCACTCGTTGACAATCCGAATGAGATAACTTTCCTACCCACTGACAGTCACCTTGCTTATCGCAACCGACACGCTGTTCAAGCTCTTGGCTACCTTCTTAACGATATAATCGTGAGGAGTAATGACCTCACCATCATCGTTCGTAACCAAAGCCCCGGTTTCATCAACCTGTGGCGTTTTATCGACCCATAGCACTGTGTACTCGTCAATAGGGGGAGCGTCCGTTCCCATGACAATTACCTTGTCATAGCTTTCGCTTTCTCCGAACTGCCGGGTGCTTGTTTCACCCTTGGCGGCAGAGATATTAGCGGAGAACTCTACCGGGTTGTCTCGAATGATTTCATATTCCCCTGTAACATTTCCGTATTCGTCCGTCTTAGGGACTTTCTCTTTGTACAGAGCGTAGAAGAATTTGCTCTTATTTCGTACCATCATTCTCATTTAATCACCCCCACATGAGGAGTAACCACCTTGAGCATTGAGGACGGAATATCAGCATTTTCATAGCTTCGGGAGATACCGTTCTCGGAATGAGAGGTCTGACCCTCCGCACCACGCTTGTTCAGCATATAAGCGGCAATCTCGCATTGGAGAGTGTCGTACTGTGCCGGAACTTCCGTTGCGGTGGAATCATACGGATATGCTCGATTGATGATTTTACGACCAGCCAGTTTGAGATAGGTGGACAGCACTTCGTCACTGTCCGAACCACCGACCATCGCTTTGAGAGCAATCAGCTTTTCTTCCTCGGTCATGTTGTCCACCTCCTTCACTTAGGCAATCTCGTAGAAACCTTCGGTCTTCGGGTTGGTCTTAGGCTTACCAACGATGTAGCCGTTGTCGGTCTTAGCGTAGTAAACCTTGCCCTCGGAAACCGTAATGTCCGCGGTGGCAGTAGCAGTACCCTTGAAAATCTTGACTGCCTTGGTAGCGTCAGTCAGAGCCGCAAGGTAATACTTACGAGACCAAATAGTGTTCTGACGAATATCGCCGTTACGGTCAGTCTCAACCTCGACACCCTTCTTATTGAAGATGGTAACTGCCTGTCGAGTAGCAACCACGATAGTGCCCTTCGTAGCGTCCTTCTTGGTGTAGATGTTCACGCCGCCAACAGTACCGATGTAGCCAGCACGAGCGAACGCTTCCACATACTTGAGGTCTTCTGCGAGGTTCTTACGAAGCTCGGCAGTATCGCCCGGGTGTACGAAAGCGAAAGTCTGCGGAGCAACCTTCTCCGGCTGATTGTCAGTGCTTTCGATGTTCAGATTGGCAACAGCGTCCACAAATGCGGCGAAGTCAATCTTCGCAGTAGGAACGACCATCGTAGCCTTCTTGAACTCGCCGTACACATCGCCGTTTACGGTATTGAACATATCAGTACCCATGTGACGAGTGCCGACAGGAACGAGCATAGGGTCAGTCATTTCCTGTTCGTCATAATACTGGAACTTGTTCTGTGCGAGCTGAATCTCGTACTCCTCCGGGGTGAAAGAAACCTCAATGCTCTTGGTGTTACCTTCGCCCATTTTCAGCTTCTCCGTACCAGCGGTAGCCTTGTAGACGTTAATCTTGCGCTTCATACCAGCAGTACCCACGAGAGAGTTATCAACAGTACAGAACTGCTGTAAATCGAGGTGGGAATTGAACTGGTCTTCTACCTCGTTGGATAGATAGAAATTGTCATAAATCTTATGAGCCATTACTCATTACCTCCTGTATCGTTATTGGTGTAGAGGGCTTTGTAGTCCTCGGGATTCTTCACAGAATAGTCATAACGCTCCTGTGGAGACATTTTGCGGAGCTTCTCAAGGGTCATTGTCTTGGAATCTCCGTCCGGGGTCGGTTTCGGTGTATCTTTAAGGGCTTCCGCACGAACCTTCTTCTCAACATTCTCAAGATGTTTCTTCTGATTGGCGAAGACCTTCTCGGTATCACCATCAGCCATTGCTTCTGCGGTAGCGTCAGCCAGCTTCTCCTCGTAACCCATGCCGAGCAACTTTGCCTTGAACTTGGAAATTTCGCTTTCACGGAGCAGTTTGTCGTACTTGGACTGTAACTCCTCACGTTCCTCCTGTTCCTTCTGCTTTTTCTGCTCGTCCTCGGTGAGCTTTTCATTCAGCTCCTTCTTCTTAGCCGCAAGCTCGGAAGCTGTCTTATCGAAAATATCCTTCTTTACATATCCGCTGTAATCGGGGTCTTCTGTCTCGAACGCTTCAAGAGCGGCAATTTTCTGTTCCGGGGTCATGTCGGCATAGCCGTCAATCTTGCTAATGTCAATCTTTGCCATGTTGAAATCCTCCTGTCTTTTAATGTCTTCTGTGACAATGTTTGCGGTTTAAGTCTTCTCTGACTATTGCGATTTAAGGCTTCTCTGCCTATATTCACAGCGGCTTACCGCTTAAATATCGTTATTGTCCGGGTCATTATCATCGTCCCCGGAATCATCGGGAGTGGTCTTCTTAGCCAGTTCAGCGGCTTTCTCCTGTTGCTCCTCGTAATACTTCATGCTCATGTTGTAAGCAGATTCAGCGTCAGAGAACATTCCGCTATGCTGGAACGCCAACTGTGGGTGAATCTTAGGCTCTTGAAGCATGGAGATAAGGACTTGAGATTTACTCTGAATGGCTTCGTAGTTACGGCGAGTAAACTTCATATCAATATCACTCAACTTGAGCGTGAGACCGCCGAGGTCTCGACAGATACGAAGAACCAGCTTGAGCATTTTCTTTTCTGCTCGCTTGAAGACATTCTCACTGTCCTTTGCTCGAGCTTCTGCGTCAGACCAACCATCACGGAGCAACACTGCTGAACCAGTGTCACTTGTGGAAGAACCGCCATTACGGTTCGGCATACCGCAGATAGTGAGCATTGCGTTGTAGTAATCGTCCTTGAGGGTCTGCGATTGTGTCTGATTCAGCTCTGTGGTGACTACACCTACATCGGCGGCTTGTCCGTCAACGGACTTCACCTTTATTGCGCCGAGCTGTAAGAACTCCTCGTATTCCTCCTTGGTAATGTCGCAGTTAATGAACTTAATAAAAGCCTGTACCAACTGCTCCATACCGTCCATACGGTTACTTTCCACATTGTTGATTGCGTCCAGTAGAGGAAGCACAATCTCAAAAGAACCGAGACGAGCATTGTTTCCCGGGTACTCGATAATCGGAATCATGTCGAGGGCATGAGGTTTGGATTCCACCAAAATGTCTCCGTCCACGAGGTAATAGCGATTCTCGGTGTAAATCGAGTAGTGGAAAATCTCGTTATCGTCCTTGCTGTACTTAACCGCCATCAGCGGCTTGTTACCGATTTCGTTTGAATACACAACGAAGGTGTCTCTCGGGTCGAGAGTGTAAAGCTCAAAAGGAGCTTCGTCTTCCTCACCCGGTTCATCGGGAAGGACAAGACGGAACGCCGTACCACAAATCATCTGCCACTCGACAAGTTCTTGGTCTTGAGCGGCTTTGTCCTCTGCGAACATATACTCGTTGAGGGTGTTAATCTGCTTTACGATTTCCTCGCCACCATTACGGCTGACATACTGAATCGGCTCGCCACACAGATACCCAACCTTAAAGGACACGATTTCGTTTGCACGATTTTCGGTAATCTTATTGCAGATTTCGGGGCGAACGTCTTTGACACGGTTTCTGATTGGCTGGTCTCCACGGTAATACTTCCACAGGTAGTCAATCTCACTGCGGTTCAACTCGTGAGTAGCGAGAGCCTTACGGAGAACATCGACCACGTTTTCGTCCGTGATTTCTGTTACGCTGGTCTTGATAATGCGCCGACCGCTCATAAATCGTGTCTGACTTAGATACTTCGGCTTGCTCTCGTCAATTTGATGTGCCACGTTCCTTCCTCCTTTCTGCATACAAAAAATGGGTGCATGATTGCTTGAGGTCTAAATTACCTCGTGCAATCATGCACCCATTCAAACTCGTTCTTTTTACCATATCATAATACCACAAGATATAGTAGAAGTCAATACGCTAACACACTATATGTTGATAATTATGTGGAAAGTGTGGATAACTCATACGACCTGTGTTACCACGGTCTCTGAAATACCTCAACCCTTGCTCCGGACAGACTTTGTGCGAACTCTGCCAGCATAGCCATACCATCGGGAACATCATCGTGCTTGTTTTTACCAGACACAGTGTAAGAGCCGAGCATATCCATCATGCGACCATAATCACTCTGACGTTTATACAGGCTATCGTCTTTGAACAGACAGTGTTCCTTGACCCATGCACTGTTGACGATGATTTTTGTCTCCTTATTGGCTGTAGTGAACTTGGTCGTAATGCGAGTGATACCGCCACGCTTCTTGACCTCGTTCTGTACCTTCTCGGCAACACGACCACCAGCGGAATTGCTCTCGAAACGGCACATTTTAACCTTACAGCGGAGCAATATGTCCACCAATCGAGCGTCAACGATGTTCGGTAAGCTGTTATCACAGATACAATCGTCAATGTAGTAGTCATTACCGTACACATACGCCGCCGGGAGGAAAGCGTAGTCAGAACCCTTGTCCTTAGTATCGCAGATACCGATAATAGCGTCCGGGTCTTCTGCTGGAAGCTCAAAATATCGGCGCAGTTCGTCCACATCGTAGAGCAGACCCTCACGCTCGATAGGCTGATTCATAAACAGAGCCTTGAAAGACGCTTCATCAAGGTTGTTCCTCATATCCTCGAAATAGTGGCGGCTGAATCCGACACCGTAGGTGTAATTGAAATTACTTTCGCCGTCTGCGTCCAGTGCCGGAAGAACAATGAACTTCGCTCGGGAATCACCACCGTACTGATTCTCCAATCGACCGATAACATCATGGACAGACCATCGGGTAGCGATATGGATTTCCTTCGCACCTTCCTTTTTTCGAGATTTAAGGTCATTGGTGTAGGCACTCCATAGCTTATCCAATCGCTCCTTGCTCATAGCTTCCTCAATGCCGGAACACAAGTCATCGGCGTAGAGGATTTTGTCACATCGGGTAGCACCAGTCAGTGAAGCGTTGATTGCTCGACAGGTGAGTGTAGAGAATCGGTGCTTCTTGTGAAGGTCAATGGTTTCCTCCTTGGAGTTCGTTGCCGCCATCTTTACTCCCGGGAACACATCAGCCCACAGGTACTCGCTGTCGGTGATAATCTGATACACACCGTCATAGAAGGAGCGTGTCAGCATACCCGAGTGAGCAGAAGCAAGAGACTGTGAATCCGGGAATCGACCCATGACCCACGACAGGAAGAAGATACCGAGAGTGGACTTACCAGTACCGGGTGGCATGGAAATCGTAAGTAAGTCCAGCCTATCGTCAATCAAATCTTGCATTGCCTGTACGACAGGGTGCATGACCTCACGGCGAGGGACATAGAACTTCTTGTCCGGCTCACGTTCCCATTCGACATAGAGCAGATAGCTTTCAAAATCAAACGGAGCGGCGGCAAGCAGAACCTTCTTGTGAAGCATGAACAGGGAGCGAAGCTCCTTGTCTGTTTCAGACTGCGGAATCCGATTCTCGATAATGTCTGACAGCTTTTTCAGATACTCCACGGATAGGGGAATGTCTGTCTTCTGTGTCTCGAGACAGATATGGTATAAATCCTCATAGGCTCTGACCCCTTCCGGGGTCTTTTTGATTTGCCCGAGAATTTTTTCAAGTAACTCTTTCATAAATACCTCCAAAATGGCGAAACACCAATGATTGTCACACTATGGTTTCGTTGTACAGCGGGTGAATCTTTTTCTTCGTTTTCGTTTCCCTCGGTGGTGAGACCGTTCATTCATCTTCACAATCTCATAGAATACCGCAAAGGGAAATATCAATATTGCCAGCACCCACATAGGCTTATTCCTCTGTCAATGGGATTTCGACCTTCTCTCCGCCGGACAGCTCCACCGATACGGTAGAATCATCGTCAAGCTCGAACAGCCACACCACATCAGCTGTCGTGCCGCTCTGTACGCTGGAATCGCACTGCACATAACCGTTGGTTCTGTCACCTGTCGGGACAAGCGGTGACAATTCGACACCGTTCTGAAATGCTTTGACCGACACTTCATCAGCCGGGACAGCAGTTTCGGAGCTGTCGTTGGTGTACTGCGTATAGACAGCCACACAATCGTACTGCTCGAGAACAGTGAGTTTTTCTCCGCTGACATACGAGACCTTGTGTTGTGGTTCAGCTCCACACCCGGAGACCGCCAGCATAAGCACTCCGGCAAGCATAATAGATAGTATTTTCTTCATTTCTACACCTCCAATGGGAGAATCGGGGAGTGTACGCCCTGTACCCAGCCCATGTCTCCATATTTGTACTTACCCTCATAGAAGGGGCGGTTAGATAGGATTCCTCGAATGGTGGACGGCTGAAATCTCTTGCCTTTTCGGGTTCGATACCCACCATCGTATAGAATCTCGCAAATGTCCAGCAAAGAGGTGTGGTTCTCGTCATGCTCTCGGAATATCGTCTCTACGATAGGGCGTTCTTCCGGGTTCTGCATGAGCATACCGTCTACGCAGTAATAGCCATACGGCTTGTTGCCGCCGGAATACCCACCGCACTGTGCCTTGATAGACCGCCCACGCCCGGTACGCAGAGCGATGTTCTTTCGCTCCTGTTCCGCAACGAACATCAACAGAGAGCGGTAGATATTGGCAAAATCGTCACCCTCCGAAAAATGCTCCTCGGTAGAGAGCAGTTTCACATTCCGCTTCTCGAGCGTGTAGAAGTAATAGAAATACAATTTTGTGTCACGAGCAACACGGTCATTCTTGAACACAATCACGGCTTCATGTGCCGGGAGCTGGTCTGCATTGTAGAGAATCTTGTCCAGTTCCGGGCGATTGTCCTTCGCACCGCTGATTGTATCGGTCAGCCAGCACACAATTTCAAAATCATTCCTGTTGGCATAATCAGAAATCGCCTGTTTCTGTACCTCGATACCGTATTTATCGTCCGCAGACTGTTCCTCCGTAGATACACGGATATAACCAATCGCTTTCACGAGATATTCACCTCCTCAAGTAGTAAAAGTAGTAGAAAATCAAAAATTGCGGTAACTTTTGCTATATATGCGTGTACTAAGAGGAAGTTACACGCAAAATGCTGTTTTCAACTACTTTAACTACTTCAATCCTTCTTTTCGTAGGTGAGAACGATGTTATAGCCGAGAGCGTCCATCATTTTCACGAAGGTATCGTTCACGATTCCACCATTCTTCTTGAGAACTCGGTTGATGTACTGTCCAGTAGTGCCGATTTCTTCACCCAACTGCTGTTGTGTCTTCCCAGCTTCGAGGAGCTTCACCTTTACATCAACTTCAATGTTATTCTTAACCATGTTTTGACCTCCTATATGTTGTTTGTGATACGAGTATAGCACGAGAAAGGGAGATTGTCAACACTGATAGGATAAGAAATTATCTTTTATAGGGTCTTTTTATTTTTTGAGGATATTCAGCGTACTCCCTCGCCCGGTTTCGCCCCTTGTCAATCCCCCTCCGGGGGTGTACCCACAAGCCCCGAAAACGCCGCCACAAGCCCGGGAAACGGTGAACCCATATAAACATACACCCACGCATAAAAGCCCCGGGAAACGCCCCACAACGCCCCACAACGCAAGCCGGACACAACGACACGAACAACCGAACAACCCACGCCGCCGGACACGATGAACGCCGGACACAATGCACCCACGCCCACGAACGACACAAGCCCGGGACACGTTTACAAGCGTTCAAGGCTTGCCACGCATACCCGGGCGGCTATTCTTGATTATATTTTACGTTTACCGGGCGGCGGTACACGCACGAAAAAGCCCCGGCATATAACCGGGGCTGTAAAATCATTTATTCATTTTTAATAAATCAGCTAACACAACGAACGGAAAAATTAAAATACATAATAATATCAATCTTTTACACCTCCATTCCGAATTTTTCAATATTTACCGGGTTTTCTAAATTGATAAACTGAATATCATACCAACGCCGCCCGAATTGCTCATAATAACTACAATAGAAATTATTATTTTTCAGTATGTTTAATACTGATTTATACATTGTTTGAAACGTGCGTTTTTCGTATGGGTGTTTTACGCTTGTTTCATCGTATGCAACCAACGGAATTAAATCCCCTTTATGATTGACCGTTACATTATAAAGCGTATTATCTTTATAAATAACCGTTGCGGACACTTTACGCATAATATAACCCCCTTTACAGTACACAAAAACGTTTATAACTTGTTTCCCGGCTGTATTCGGTGAACAAATCCGGGTGTTCTTTCTTGAATCCGCTTGAATCAAAACGACTTGAAACAACCGTTTTATTAGTGGCTTTTGCCGCCCCTTCAACGTGCATTTCATCGTTTCCCATGATTGCAAGAATATCCGATTTTATAGAATCGTTCATAGCTTGCAATTCTTCAATTAAACGCTTATTTTCCCGGTATTCATTGCACAAACTTTCAAATCTTTTCATTTTTCAACCCTCCATGACGCTATAATCATATTGTTTGACCGTTCCCAACGTGTACGCCGTGGGCGTTTCCCCGGTGAATCGGTCAACTTCTCGAACCGGGATATAAAACGCCGTATAACGCCCGGTTTCGTTGTCGGTGCAATTATAAATTTCAAAAGCGTTCACAGCTTTTTCAAAAGTAACGCCGTTATAACCTTCTAAATTCTTGTTTACGTCAATTTCTAAATGCCACGGCGTAAAGGGGCGCATATTCACCGGGCAAAACAGAACGGTTAAACCGTTGTTATAAGCCGCCCGGGCTTGCTTTTTCGTGATACGTTCCCACGTTTTGCCGTTGTTCGTAAAGCTGTATTTTCTCATAATGTTTACCCCCTCCAAATATTCCGGCGTGTGTCAAAAATGCCGCTTGACGTGTCTCCGTCTTCATCGGTGTAAAAATAAATCATTTTTGCGCCGTCTACATATTCAACCCGAAACCGTTTTGCATTTTCTACAATGGATTTTTCCCGGTATCCGGCATTTAACAACAATGTTTCTTTCTTGAAAAACCAAAAACAAGCAACTTTTTTCGTTTCTCTGAACGGTGAAACCGTTGTAATGCGTGTTGGTAAATATCCCGGGGCGTTATAGCTGAACGCCGCCCGACAACTTGCACCGTCTCCGAAATTGTTAAAGAACGGAATAGCCGTTACATAATTTTCATAATGTTTAGGCGGTACAATTTCGTTTTCCACTTCATCGGGGCGGCTTTTCCAGCTTTTGCCGCTTGCCGTTCTACTAAATGTTTCAATAGTGCAGAAAATCAAATAATTTTCGTTGGTGTACTCAAACTTTCTGTAATCTTTCATTTTGTTTACCTCCGTTTATCTTGTTTGTGTTATTTCTTGTCTTGCTATGACTATACAATAACACTTTCAAGATTATTTGTCAATACATTTCAGATAAAAATTTATCTTTTTCGTGTTGGCGGTTTATCTTGTTTGTGTTGTTATTGTTATTCTAATTCTTATTATACGAATTGTCAACACATAAATTCTAAATTTACGAATTGCGCCGGGCGCAAAATTCGCATTATATAGAAGGAACGCCGCCGGACACGTTCACCCACGCCGCCCGGGGTGCATTTTGCTTTAATACATTAAATAGGTAAAGAGGTGAGTGCCGTGTCCGGCTGATTTTCTGAAAATTTCCGTGAATTTTTGCATAGAAAAAGCCCCGGGAAATCCCGGAGCAGTTTCATAGTCGAAAGTCGATAGTCGAAAGTCGCTCGGCTGATAGTCGGAAAGTCGGAGCGTGGGCGAAAGTCGCTTAGTCGCTCGTGTCCTCGTCAGAGTTGCTTGCTGAAAGTCGCTTCTGCTGGTCGCTTGCAATGTAGCGTTCTCTGATTTCATCAGCGGAATAGTCGTTGTCGTTTTGCTGGTTCGGTGTGAGAACGTACTCGGTCTTGTCTTGGTAGCCATAGTTATTCTTGCCGAGGAAGATACCAGCTACCGGGTTGACCTTGCCACTTTGCATATAGTTTTCCCACAAATTTTCGAGCAAAAAGTACGCCTTTTTTATTACGACCGCCACCTCCGGCGGCAACGCAGTCTTATATCCCGAACCCCCTGTTGCAACATCATGTGTAATCGCATAAAGCCACTGTCTATTGTGTCCGTTCAACGCAATCGCCATACCTACAACCGTAGGTTTCATGTCATACTGTGCATACAGAGCAAAATAGTCGGAAAGTCGCTGTTGCACCTCCAACGGATTCTCCATGTCAATGTCCGGCATATTCATCAATGCCATATTGACGGAGAGGAACTTCGTGTTATCACCAGCTTCAAGCCCCGGAGCGATGTTTTCCGGCTTCAACCAGTTATTACCTCCTCGGGGCTTACCTTTCTTCTTAGGCTTTGTCTCTTTCTTTCCAGTAGTCGCAACGGCTTTCGTTCCGACATTCTCCTCGCTGGAAACAGTCTCCTTAGTCGCAACAGTCTCCTCGGAACTGTCTGCTAACAGCTTATCTATATCCATTTCAGTCTCCTTTCTTCTTATTCTTATTGCAGTAGTAGAAGTAGTTGAAAATCGGTTTTTGCGTATAACTTCTATATATAGGGATTTTTCTATATAGAGGAAGTTACACGCAATACCTTGAGAACAGCTACTTTAACTACTGTAATAATAAGAATAACTCGTTCTTATGAAAAGATTGTTTTTCAATCCTTTTCAGATAGTTTGGTAAATGTCGTTTTTGATAATTACTTATCCGTTTTATGTTAAATGAAGTTTTTGCTCTCGTAGTAGTCAATCACTCGCTTAACCTCAACCGATTTCAGCACAACGATTCTGTAATCTTTGCCGCACTTCCTCTTAACCCAAAAGTCGTGTGCGGCTTCTGCGATAGAGCTGTAAGTGAGCATTTTCGTGTTGCTGGTACGCTGGTGAGGAGGGCGGTATCGGTAGTCTGTGCCATACAAAAACTTCCCGGTCTTAATGTTCTGAATCGCAAACATCGTCTACCTCCTCAACAGTACCTCCGAACGCTTCTTTGATACATCTGCCGAACTCTTTAAGAGCCACACCAGCAGAGTAGGAGACAAAGTCGAAGGTCTTCTCAATCTCGGGGTAACGACTGCGGACGTATTCAGCAAGTATGTCATTTCGTGTCTTCATTTCCCAACTCCTCCTCGAGAATCTTTTCAAGCTCCCTCGTGCCGACAGCTTTCATGTAGGTATGCGGAGCTTTGACGGTAGATACCTTGATTGCACTCTCCTCGATACGAGCCTTGAGACGTTCCAGCAGAGAAGCGTTCTCTACCTTGACACCATGATTGAAAAGTCGTATCTCGTCCTTCTTGAGCCATTTCTGCCACTTACCACAAGCGGAGCAGTAAAGCCCGGTCTGATTGCCGTGTTCCTCGGTGAAGAACTCCTTGCCGCCGCATTTGCAAACCATATTCATAACAGTGTCCTCCTTTACAGCTCGTAGTAAGATTTTACAGACTTGCCGATTTCTACCGACAGCTTTGCGGCAATGACACGAGCGTGTTCGTACTGGGCTTTCACACCAGTTTTATAAGTACCTTCCCATTTCTTCTCCGGGTGCTTTGCGGCTTCCCGAATATTGTTATCGTTGTCCATGAGAAGGTCAGCTTGGTACAGGTTCAAGAGCCGTACCAACTCCTGTTTTTCTGTTAATTGCATTATGATTCCTCCTTACCTTGAGACTGCCGCTGATAAAAGCTGTGAAGAATACTCTTTGCGGCAAGAATCCCTTCTTTATAACCGTCCTCACGCTTGAAGTTTCCAGTACGTCCATAGGGGTTGTTTTCGGATTTCTTGGTGAGAGCGTCTTGGAGAGCTTCATATTCCCATTGCTTCATATCTCAACCTCCTTCAAGTCTTCCTTGAGAAGAAGCAGAAGCTCCTTCAAATCAGCAAGGGTGAACGCTTCCTTGTTACAGGTGTTGGTTCGTCCCAAATGCTTATACCAGTTGATAATCGTGCCGCTGTCACGATGAATGATATAGAACTCGTCCTCCCAACGATAGAGAAGGAAGTTGTCGGTGTTCTGTGGATAACCGCACATCACATCAATGTCTATGATTTCATCATCGGTGAAAACTTCTCTGAACACTTTGCAGAAATCGTCCCTGTCAAAGTGATACTGCGGAAGGGTTTCGAGATATTTACTCATTACAGCACCTCCTTCAATTTCAGACCACAATAGGTTGCATAGCCGCTCGAGGTCGATTTCCTGTCGAACCATTCCGGGTGACGCTCCATTTCAGAATTGAACTTACGAGCCGACAGGATATAAGCACCCTCGGACTTCGCCCAAATCTTGAAAGCGTTGTACA